TCCGAGTTCAAGAGCAAAGTTAATTGCCGTGCTGATGCCCTTGCCTACCGTAGTTCCGATGACAGCAAAGTTCTCAGGAGTGCAGAAAGCGTTGATTGCTTGGGAAATATCCTCTGCGAGTAATTGCGCTTCGGTCAGCACGTTTTCCCACTTAATTCCACCAAGAGCGTGATTTACGAGTGCGCCAAAGGCTTTTCCGATATTTTCACCGTTAAGCACTTCACTGAACGCAATCGCACCAACGACAGCCGCATTAAGAGCATTTGCAACGGAATCACCGACAGTCGCAAACATCTCAACATCAAATAGTCCATTGAGATATGCCCCAAGACCATACCCCCAAGACACGGCGGCATTTCTGACCCAAGTCCAGTTGATGGAATCGAGCGCAGTCTTCACACCGAGAGCGATTGAACTTCCGAGATTGTGGAAATCGAAAGTGTACGCAAACGAGTCAAGTGCTTTCATGACCGTGTTGATACTGTTACCAACTGTGCGACCAAGCGACTCAAACGTGTGCGGTTGAACAAGGCCATTTAAGAAATCAGCAAGACCAATTCCAAAGTTCTCAGCCTTTTTGTAGACCTTATTCCAATTAATATCATCAAGGACTTTAGCAAGTGAATCCGAGATATATTTGCCAAGATCATAAAGATTGTCAATCCAAGACTTGAACTTATCATCAGTCTTCTTGAGGACATAATCAATATCACCAATAGCACCGTCACCAAGACCACCACCTGCGCCGAGACCACCTGTGCCGGAACCGGCTCCCGAACCAGAACCACTTGCAGTATCTAAATCTTCATCTGCTCCGTTAAGGATATTCAGTTCATCCCATCCAAAAACAGTAGCCTTGAGTTTCTTAGCGGCTTTATCAGCCTTTTCAAGACCGCTTGCCGTATCGTCAGCACCACTAGCAGTATCGCCAATGCCACCCGATACATCATCGAGGGTATCAGCAAAATCTTCAAGAGAACTGCCTCTCGTGAATGTCTCTACTTCCCATCCGAAGATTTGTCCGAGAGCATTGAGGACATTCGTGGAGAAGGTCAGAACAGCACTGAAAGCCGCATTCATAGCCATGACAAATGGCTTAATAGCCTGAATCAGACCAGAACCGACAATCGCACCGAGTGACTTGAAATTCTCTTTGAGGAGAATGATTTGATTATGCCAGGATCGGATTGTCCTAGCGTAGTCCCCGTGAGCCGAAGTCGTCTGAGCAAGCACGTACTGATAACGGAGCATCGTCTTTTCAGCCTGAGTCATCGACTGGACATCCGCATCGATTCCGTGCTTCAATGCCCACGCTTGCAGATTTGCTTGGGTAAGGTCAATTCCCAGAGCACGGAGGGGTCGTGCCTGTCCGGTATACACCGCTTGCAGTTTCTCAAATGCGGTCTTCTGGTCGATGTCGTAGAAGGAAGCTAGGTCAGCAGCAAGCCTTGTCAAATTGACCGACATATCTTGCATATTGCCGTTCGCTTCACCGTAGGAAATCCCCATGCCTTTGAGATTGTTCTGAGCGTCAACCATCTGGCTGTTGGTAATCTCCATAGCCTTGCCCATCGCTTGGTAGCGAGAAGCATACTGCTTAAAGGACAGTTCGTTCATTCCGAGCGAATCCTTCACGGCAGTGGACATATCCTCAATCTTGTCGGCATAGTTCTCCGTGAACACGTTGTCAATGACGTTCTGTACTTCGACTAAGCTGGAAGCAAGTTCAAGTGAGCCGGAGAACATACTGAACGCTCGGCGGAACGCCCATATTAGTGTACGAGCCTTGACTATCACGGCAACGAGCGACTGCGTATGAGAAGTCGCATTGTCCATTGACCGGGTAAAACTGCTGACACCCTCCTTGACCTTGCTGTATGCCGTAGCAAGGAAGTTCGAATTGTTGTATGCAGAACTTACACGAGATGTAAATTTCTGAATCGCCTGACCTGCGAGATTGTGACCGCTAGTGACACCCTTTGTTGCATTGGCTACATTTCCGTGAGACTTGGCGAGTTGCCCAAGAGCAACTATAAGGTCTTGGGTCTGCTGACTTACTGCCGGAAGGTTATTGAGGTCATCAACTATCTGCCGTATAGCGTCACTCAGTTGCGGAAGATTTGTAATCGCCTCTGATGCGTTTGTCCCACCAAGTCGTGAGATTGCAGATCCGAATCTCGATATACTGTCAATCGTATCTGTATTAACGGATATGCCGTTGAAGTGACCTGCGAACGACTCAAGTTCGGCAACTACATTCGGAAGTACAATAGTGGCGTTCTGCGCCTTTGGACTACCGAGTCTTTCGACAGCCCTTGCCATTGTCATGAGTCCGGCAAAGTCTGGGAACGAAATACTGCTGATCGTATAGAGGGAACTTGTAACGCTCTGAAGGTTCGCACTTCCTGCCGTTCCTTTGTTACCACCGAACTTATTAGCCAGTTGTGTGAGAGGAGTGAGACCCGAAAGGTCTGGAATCGGGACATCACTGAGTCCACGAAGAGACTCAAACATCCTGTCAATCGAGTCTCCTGTGTTCTCCTTGACAGACCGTGCAACTTTCGACAGCGACTTGGATACGGATTCGATTTTAGTTGTATCGACAGTTCCGAGAACAGTGCCAAGACGTTCGAAGCCGCCGGATATATTATCGAGTTGTGTTCTGTACTCTCCTCCGTCAATTCCAGATAAAGAGTCGGAGAGTGTTTTAAGTTTTGATTGTAAACTGTTGATGGCATTGATAGCCGGATTAACGCTTGCGCTAATCTCAATCGACAGCTTATCTGTTAAGTTTCCGTTGTCGGGCATTTCTCTGACTCCTTTTGTTGTTTGGCAAGTTTGGAATTGGTGGATATCGTTTGAAGCGACATGAAGAGTGCTTCGACTTGACGCATCTTCTCATCTTCAGACAACTCAACCTCTTTCTTGGATTCTTTGTATTTCTCAAGCAAGGGCTTGTCCATGTACTTGAGTTGAGACTTGCGACCAGAGAGAACATTCTCCGTGGCGGCACGAACAGCATCAAAAACGTAGAGACCCATTCTCCACATCTCAGCGTCTTTGCGCTCCTGTCTGAGTCTGTCAGCTTCAAGATACGGCTGAATCCGTCTAGGGTTGAGAGTCCAAAACAATTCCTCCGAAATGCCGAGGGCAAGGCAAGGAATCAACCATTGATCTATGATGTAATCACGGACAGAGTCATACTCTTTTACTTCTTCTCGGCTGTCTCTTCTTGGCTCTGAGTCGGATTCTCTTCCTCGTCCGTGACGTTGAGTTCCCGAAAAAAATCATTGAGACTGTCTCCGAGCGCATTGTAAAGAACGCCGAGGTCGCCGTGCTTTCTGAGATGATTCATAATTTCCGCTCCGGCTATATCGGCATTGCCACCGAAATAAAGAGCGAAGTACGCCCTGATAGCGTTCATCGGAGTTGACTTGACATCGTTGATGTTGACTCCGTTCATCTCCATACTGCAAATGTCGTTGAACTCAAGTTCAATGGGAGTGTATCTTTTGTCGTTTACCACGAAAAATGTTGATTTCTTAGCCAAAGTTGTTCCCTTTCCCCTACGTTTCAAGGCACGTAGAAACCTTTAAATAAAAGGAAAGGGGCAGACCGAAGCCTGCCCCATGTTTAAAAGTTTATAGCGTTGTTGAATTATAATTAGGTAGTCGGCGCAACTGCTGTATCCATGCCTACATACTCTGTAACGACAAGAGGAATCTCAACAGTAAGCAGAGAGTTCTGACCAAACTCCGGCATCGGAAGTTTCTTCGGCGGCTCTGCTTTGAAGAACCATGCCTTTGTCATCTTCGGATGGTAGACCGTGAACCACATCTCAGCATTGCCCGTAAGACCTTCGTAAGCGGTAAGAACAGCCTCCCACTCCGTAAGCGTATCGGGTGTCCAGTTTACAGTAATCGGAATTGTCTCGTCCGTGTCGGCTCTACCTGCGATTCTGCGTGTTACCTCGTCTGTGAGGGAAGAAGCGTCAATAGACTCCGGGGAAAGAGAAAGACCACCGATTGCATTGATTCTTGTAAGTTCGGTAAATGCATTCGGCTTCGTTGCGCCTGAGCCGTAACCAAGCTTAACACCTAAAGTAGAAAGACCTGCAAGTGCCATATTTTAGTTCTCCTTAAAAATCAGAGGGAGTCGCCTTCACCGATAATTCTTCGGAATCGAGCGACACCAGTTTTCATTTCATGCGATGTAGTGTAAATCGGTGTCATAACCGCACCGAACCGCATTTGTTTCATTGCGAGGACAGAAGCGTTCATCAACTTCTTAACGTCCTTCATCTGCCCGTTGTGAAATACCGTGACCTGAATCGTCTCGATGACAGCATTAATAGAAGTGTTGTCCAGATTTTCGCCTGTCTCCATAGAAGACACTTCTTCGAGCCATATAGCCGGAAGTTCGGTCGGAGCAATGTCAGAATTGCTTGTCGTGATTTTCAATTTTCGAAATTGTCCATCGGGAATCAGCTTTTTGAGTCTGGTCTTGAAATGCGTCAAAATCAGACCGCTGAGTTCTGCGAACCATAATTCGTTATTGTTCATCGCTTAAACACCTTCTTGCAAACCGAGTCCAACTCAGTGTAAATCGTTTCCATCGCACCGAGCATCGGCATTGTTGCTTCAGTACCAAATGACTCCTCACCATCAGGTTTAGTCCAAGAGTCGAACTGACCAAGAGAGTAGCCTCTCCGACCTTTCGGGAATTTGCCGATTGCATACCCCTTTTCATCTCCCCACGGATGCGGAGATTTTCCAAGCATGGACTGACCACCGTTGTAGTGGATACCGGCTCCGAATTCGATGAACAGGATATCCTCACCTTCAGCAGTGATCGTAAGAATCACACTGTTGCCGGAATAAGATATATCACTGACAAAGGCGACATTCTTGTCGGAGTCACCATGTGCCGAACGCACACGTTCACTGGCAGTCTTAATGCCTCTGCTCGACAACTCATTAAGGAGTTGCTCGGTCTTGGACAAGAGCCATCTTTTATATTCCTCAAGGTCGTTGACCAAGCGGTCTATTCCGTCTACAGAAAGCGGATATACCCTTTTACGTCTGGTCATTGTTACTGTTCATCCTCGACAATAGGTACAGCGTAATATTCTGTGTAGAAGCGACACGCTTTACGATCCAATCAGCCGTTGTCTCATCCCAAACTTCCATATCTCCGGCACTAGGCTGAACACCGTCAGTCTCTTCATCGGATATAACATCATGGTCACTATCGCTGATGAAGTAATCGTCCGTGATACGAGTTTTAGGCTCGTGCCACTCCCATATGAGAGAGGATTCCGTAATCGGAAGTTCGCCACGGTTCATAAGAATCAGCGCATCATAGGCACTTATGTCAATGCCGTATGCACGGTAGATAGCTACGTTTCCACGAGCGTATGACTCAGAGCCAACGGGCATGATATTTCCGATAAAGTCCACTGGCTTATCGTAGAAATGCTCTGAGTACCCTTCCAACACAGGAACACGCTCCCCATCAACTTCCGTGTAGACAATGTTTCCTTCGCTGTCGGTCTGGTAAATCTCTTGTCTTTCGTGATAGAGAGCGTATTTTAATTTCTGCTTATTCTTCAGTGCTGTCCTCATGCGGACTCACCCCCACTTCCGGCAAGCCTGTGTAAATGCTTGTGAGGATAGAT